TCTTATATATAGTCTCGCCTCCTTACTGGTCAAATCTTTCCACGTCAGACCTGTCTTTGTATGGCAGTTTTGTCATATATGTTTTGTCATCCCATCTGTACTGATGGTCGTACTCGTCATAATCGGTGTAGAACCTTCTCGATGGAAGGTCATACCATAGTCCAAGCTGCTTGCCGGTCTTGCCAAGAAGTCTGTCCTTTATGATCGTAAGCACCACATCGTACTTGCCCCACTTTCGCCCGTCTTCTTTTTCCTTCTCAGACACACGCCTAAGACCGATACTTCTATGTGCAAGGTTGATGATGGCCGATGTCCCCATGATGTCATACATCTCAATATCTGAATTCGAATCCTGGGTCTTACGTGGATGGGCGATTAACAGAACGGCGACATTGTACTTCCCGGAGAAACCTATCAGACGGTTGATGAACTCCTTCTGTTTGTTATTGGTTTCATTCTCAGAACATTCAAGGTCGATCATCATGAGGTTATCCAGTACGACAAGCTTGACCCCGTACTTTCGCACACAATCTTCAGCCGACCGCATGACAGACTCCACATCATTCGGCTCTTCATCTTTATAGATAAGAAGCTTGTTTTCATAGTACTTCTGAGACATCGCAGCCACATCATTCGGAACCATCATGTATCCGTTTGGAGCTGTCTCCATGTTTCGTCTACCGGCAAGGATCGTATTCAGCCAATCGACCGTCAACCTATTCGGCATCTCCTTTGAAAACAGGAACGCAGGATGGTCATCATCCATACAGTTTGCGATTATCTGGTCGGCAATTGATGTTTTACCAGCTGCCGGTCTGCCCGACAGAATCGTCAACGTCCCGTAAAAAATCTTCATCAGTTCTTTGTCTATAGGTTTCAGACCTGTAACGATTCCGTCCATGTCAGACACGTTCAAAGCTTTCACGTTTGAATAGTCGATGACGGATGATACAGGTACATCTCTTGCATTGGCGATAAGATCCAGTACAAGCTGATTACCGCCTACCTGTAAACAATCGTTGATGTCGTTCAGCCGGAACCGCTTTCCATCCTCCGTATCATAATACTCAGGAGTCCTCACATACCTTGTCCGCCATGTACCTAGTCTGTAGATGCATTCTTTCCGCATCTTCTCCCCTGGTTCGTCATTGTCTGCCCAAACCACAATCGAGTTAAACTGTTCCAGCCAGTTCCAGTTCTCCTCGATCCAGTGGAAGTTTCCTGCCCCGAAAGGCACAGAGACAGTGTTTATGTATCCGGCGCAGATTGCGGATGCTGCATCCAACTCGCCCTCAGTTATAAGCAAAGTCTTGTCTGAATTAACCCTATTCATGTTGAAGAGGATCGGCGCGGTATCCGAATCCTTCTGACACCATGTTTTTATCTGTCCCTGTGTCTTGTCGATTGTGTGGGATGGTCTGTACTTGACGAGCGTGAGAACATCGTTCGTGTCGTAGTAGTTGAACACACAGTTCCCATGCTCGTCTTCTCTGATATCCAGGTAGTCGATTACTCGCTTTGAGATTCCTCTTTTTCCAAGGTATTCGATGACCTTATCTCGTGATGTGAGCTTCTCTTTGTGTGGATATCGGTATGCTCTTTTCGTGGCAACGTCTTTCTCGCCAAATGAGTACGATATACCGGCTTGCTCAAACAGATATTCACACGCTTCAAGAAACGTCTTGCCCCTTTCTACCAATACGTCTATGATATCCACCGATTTGTTGCATCCAAAACAGTGGAAACAATATCTCTTTCTGTCGTATACAAAAGACGGCGTGTCCTCGTCATGGTACGGGCATAAGGCCTTTAAGTTTTTCTCATCAAAATCATCCAGTTCCAAAAGAGAAGCCATTATGTAGGCATTCCGGTCGCCAAGCTTCTCTTTTGCCTTTTGGATTTCTTTCTTATCTACAATCAAGTAACCACCATCTTTTCATAATATTTACGCTGTTTGGAAACTCGTGAATTCAGTCATGAGAGGAAAACAGCTTCTCCTTTCTACAATATAACCATGTACATGTTCCAACAATCGCAATTTCTTATAACTAATACTTCCTTTGTTTACTTTGTCTCCACTCAAAGTTCGTATATCAAAATACCCTGTTTTTCTTCTCCCAAAAACAAAATATTGCTTTCCTTGATACACGACCCTATCATAGAGTTGATATCCAAATATTGAGAAATCTGTTTGATTTCTCTTCTTCAAACCATTCTTCCCAATATTAAACTTATGGATTTGTCGGTTATGCCTGCGTATTTTCTTCAAATAATAAACAATACCGTCACTTTTCGCTGAAGCATTCCCGCTGATGCATCTTGCATCAACATAATGTTCTTTCGGCAAACCGGATAAAATCCGATCATGCTTCGTAATATATCCAAAAGTCATAGACACATTACCGTATTTTTGCTTTAATTCTTCGTATAATCGCCATCTAATAATTCCCATAAACGCAGCATCTCTGAACGACATACCACGTTTAATCTTAGATGGAAGTTTAACTGTTCCATCATGAAACTTTCTATGACAGGTTCCACAAAGTGTAATCAGATTATTCGGAGCATCCCCTCCAATTTTCCTGCTTTCAATATGATGCACATTCAAAACCTTATCTTTCGATTTGCCTTTACAGCACTGGCATACATGACCATCACGGAAAAGCACGTACTCACGTACATTCCAAAATCCCAACTGTTCGCCATGCTGATACTCCTCATTATGTATGTCCGGATTCTTAATTTTCTGTATGTCGAACGATGCGGTTTCAACAATCAGCTTTGAAACAGGAAGAATCGAATAAACCTTATCAATCACAGATAAATGTGTTGTAATTTTATGCTGGACACTTGGCGCTAACCATTTATCACGTTTCTTCCGATTATTGAATCTTGCCTTACGATACCTCGTTTTACGATTTCTTCGTTCCCTTCGTGCTTCCCGCCTTGTGGATAATTTATCCACAATGTCGTTCCGAAGATCCACATCCGCTTCAAACAATACCTGGTTTGCAGTTGTTGCCGAAAGACCAACATGGCGGCTTCCACTGTCAACTCCCAGGGAAACTTCCTGAACAATATCTCCGGTTTCATACAATAACTGGATCGTGAAAGGATTCTTACGAATCACTTTTGCCATTCCGTTACGTAACAACCTTCTTACTTTTCCAAAGCGTTTCGTAGGCATCAACGGTTTGCCATTCTGATTTACTACATAAACAAACATTACTCAAACACTCCTATGATATGTTTCGTTGTGATAAACCAGTACATATCAACTGTAAAGTAACCATCGTCAATGTTATGGAAAGGTTTACATATGTACAACACTGTTCCTACCCATCAGAACTGTTTAATCATACATCGTAGAGCTACAGACTTGGTTATACATCCATAGGTACCTATACATTCTTTCCTAACGTAGTGTTCGAAACACTTAGACTAATCAATAACAGACTCCTACAAGCCTGTGACTTTAGTCATGGGTTATTGACTTTTATTTTGATTTAGTTGAAAGGAAGCTCCTCCTCGTCAGTGTCGGGAACGTGCGTGACTTCCTCCACAGCCTTCTTGGACGGCTTCTTGTTCTGACTCTGACCGCCATCCTCGACAAAAGCGAATACAACGAAGTTCGTGTACTCCTTCTTCGTGTTCTTGTCATAGTGATTAGTCACGCCGCAGGAGTCGATCTGGAGGCGCTCACCACCTTTGAACCGCTCTGCCTGTTGTGCTGCCGTACCGACAAGCCTGACAAAGTTACTGGAGAAATCTGTCTCATACTCTCCGTCCTGATTCTTCTTACTGGAAGACATCTGTGCCACATAGTATCTTCCTTTACCCTTCTCAACTTTCCACAGTTTCACATAAGCACCATTTGCAAACATAAGCATTTACTCCTTTATTATTTTCTGACAGCCATAAGCTGCTTCTTGAGGGTAGTTAATACCTCAATGTCTTCAATGTTATTGTAGTTACCGCTGATCAAATCGTCTTCCAAGTCAGGATTGGCTTTCTTCTCAGCTTCTTTGCACAGGTCAGCTACCTTCGCCTTTGCCTTTTCAGATAAAGCGCACTTCTTAGTTACAAGCGCCTTAATATCCTCTTTAAGCTTTGTTGTCTTTGTCATCTCTTCCGGCAGATCCTCTTTCGCAAACAGATATCCGCCAAGTCCAAGCCTTGCAATGCACTTCGTAAGGCTTCTTTGGATGGTTTTGTTTACAAGCATCGAATCGATGTCATCATATGCGACAGCCTTGTTCTTGTAATCCATTACAGGAAGGTACTCTGTTGTCGTATGTTCGTGTAATCCATTCTCATCTTCCCATACGATGGTGACAGATGTTTTTACATGACCGCCAATCGGGTCTTTCCATACGAGCATACCTTCTTCTGTTTCATGGACGGTTGCATATGATAAAGGATATCTCTTCTTCAGTTCTGCCCACGCCCACATCCAGCTCAGATAGTTCAGACCGTTCTTCTGACTTACATGATCCGTCACATCGATACTGCTTAATTCT